AGGCAAGGATATTTCTCATAGGAAACCATTGAGTAAAGGCGGTACAAATAAAGACGGATATAAGATAGAATCAAAAAGTAAAAATAGATCACGCAACTATAAAAAAAAGAAGTAGAATAGAGTTTGCCGAGTTTTAAACTAGACTAAGTATTATTAAAAATGATACTTTGGTCGATACGAGTATTTAAAAGGAGAGTACGTGGAGATCATAAACAACAAGGCTTTATTGCTTAAAGTAAAGCAACCGGAAAAAATAACCTCTGTTATACCAAAAAGTAAATCAATAACCTCACACCAAGTGATGGTCAAATGGGGTTTAGAAGAAGCCCAAGTATTAAAAAATCTTAAAATAAAAAATGTGCCGTCCCCTATCATGGCTAACTACAAATGGGGAGGTATGTATAAACCATTTGAACACCAGAAGAAAACATCTTCTTTCCTGACATTACATAGACGTGCGTTTGTATTTAACGAACAAGGCACGGGGAAAACAGGAAGTGTTATATGGGCGGCTGACTATCTAATGAAATTAGGACTGATAAAAAGAGTTTTAGTCCTATGCCCTTTATCAATAATGCAATCGGCTTGGCAAGCTGATTTATTTAAGTTTGCTATACATAGGTCGGTTGGCATAGCACATAGTTATTCCAAAGATAAAAGAATAGAAATAGTAAATTCAGACGCAGAGTTTGTCATATGCAACTATGATGGGCTACAAATTATACGAGACGAAGTTAATAAAAACGAATTTGATTTAATCGTAGTTGATGAAGCTAACGCATATAAAACTGTTACTACAAAAAGATGGAAAGTTTTAAACTCCATCATAAAACCTCACTCATGGATTTGGATGATGACAGGCACACCTGCATCGCAAGCACCGACAGATGCTTATGGGTTAGCGAGAATAATTAATCCCACTGGTGTACCGAAGTATTTTGGATCTTTTAAAGACCTTGTTATGTATAAAGTATCTGAATTTATTTGGCGGCCAAAAGATAAAGCAGAAGATATAGTGCATGAAGCACTACAACCTGCAATTAGGTTTACTAAGGAAGAATGTTTAGATTTACCTGACATGACATATACCACAAGAGATATCCCTTTAACAAAACAACAGGACAAATACTACGAGCAACTTAGAAAAAATATGTTGGCAGTAGCCGCAGGAGAAGAAATAACAACAGTTAATGCGGCCGCAAACTTAAATAAGTTATTACAGTTATCTTGCGGTGCAGTATATACAGACAACAAAGAAACAGTTGAATTTGACGTATCAAATAGATTAAAAGTTTTAACTGAAGTAATTGACGAAGCAAGCCACAAAGTAATTGTGTTTGCACCTTATCGACATGCAATTAATTTGATAGAAGATTATCTCGTTAAAAACAAATACCATTGCGAAGTAATTCATGGAGATGTTTCTGTAAATAAAAGAACGGATATATTTAATAAGTTTCAAACAGAAGATAAACCACAAGTATTAATTATCCAACCACAAGCCGCATCTCATGGTGTAACTTTACATGCCGCAAATGTTGTTGTGTATTGGTCAGCAGTTATGTCTGTAGAAACGTATTTACAGGCAAACGCAAGAGTTCATAGAGCCGGACAAAAGAATCCTTGCACAGTGGTTCACTTACAAGGTTCGGCTGTGGAAAAAAGAATGTACAAGATGCTTCAATCAAAAATTGACATACACAATAAGTTGATAGATTTATACAATAATATTTTAGAAGACGCTTGACATTGTAAAAGATTTACTTATAATAATTAATAGTGATATTTAATACTAATAAGGGGAAGAAATGAAAGTAGATAAATTGGTCAAGGTTTATCTAAAAATAAGGGATAAACGTAAGGAGTTACAAATCGAATACGATAAGAAAGATGAGTATTTGAAAGACACTCTAAAAGAAGTTGAGACGGCTCTTTTAGACGTATGCAAAGAAACAGGCGCAGATAGTTTACGTACTGAATTTGGCACTGTGTCTAGGAGAGTTTCTAAAAGATATTGGACAACGGATTGGAACTCTATGTATGAGTTTGTTAAAGACAACGATCAATTAGACTTGTTAGAGAAACGAATAGCACAAGGCAATATGTCAACTTACCTTGAAGAAAACCCTGACAAACTACCTCCGGGATTAAACGTAGACAGTAAATATGCAGTAACTGTGCGTAGAAAATCATAAATGAAAAGAATAAGTATTCAAAATAACATGTGGCGGTTTCTCTCTGATGGGAGAGAAATTGATCGTGAGGATAAAGCTACACTAAATGTAGTGATTGTAGGTGCGGCTGAACACATATCAAGAATTTATTACACAGGTAAATATGATGAAAATAATTATAGAAAACCTGATTGTTATTCGATTGATGGTGCTAAACCGCACGAGTCCTCTGACAAGATTCAAGCAGACACATGTGTCACATGCAGTCAAAATATTAAAGGTTCTGGTGCAGGGAACAGTCGTGCATGTAAGTTTCAACAACGTATTGCCGTAGTTTTAGAAAGTGATATTGGTGGGCATATCTATCAGTTAAACATACCATCTAAATCTATATTTGGGCAGGGTACAGTAAAGAAATGGCCTTTGCAAATATACTGCAAAAAAATAGCTGAGAATGGCGCTCCTATAACATCAGTTGTAACGGAGATGTGTTTAAACTCAGACGATTATGGCACTCGTATAACTTTTCAACCAGTGCGTATTTTAGAGGATAAGGAGTTTGATGAAGCATTAAAACAAGCAGATTCTGCATTAGTAAAAAAAGCAATTAACGTATCTTTCAAAACATCTTTTGATGAATTAGATTTAGATATAACAAATAAAAACAATTTTTCTAACTTGGTGCATGTAATGGGCATGTCATCTGACATTTAATAAAAGGAGAACTTTATGTCAAACCTATCTTTAACCAACGTCAGCGAGAGTGATCTAAATGCTTTAGCAAAAGCTATGGGTATGAGTGCTGATGCAACTGCAAAAAAACAAGGCAGTACATTACCACGATTAAAAATAGACCACAAGGGTGTTGAAGGAACAGCTACTATAAAAGGTAAACAGAATGTACCTTATCAAGTAGTAGAAGCAGGGCAATTTTGTTTAGAGCGTCTTGATACTGATGGCTCAAAAATATACCAAGAAAACCTTTCTATAAGATTATTTAACCAAAGGTTTATGTACAAAAGGTATGTGAGAGATGGAGAGTCCGGACGTTACGTTAAATCAGTTATGGGTTTAGATTTAAAATCTGATTTACAAGATACAGATGGTGGTGTTAACTGTGGTCGATCTAGTAAGTACATAGAAGACTTTGATAGCTTACCGCAGGAAACAAAAGACTTAATGAAAAGCATTAAGAGAGTTAGAGTGCTTTTTGGGTTGGCAACTTTTAATCAAGCTACTAATGAAAAAGGCGAAACAGTATCTGTTGTGGAACCTATTCCTTTTGTATGGGAAGTAGATAATAGAGATGCTTTTAAAACATTGGGTGTTCCTATTAATAAAATGGTTACAAAAAATCTTATTCTCCCCCAATGCGAATTGAAACTAAGCACTGAAGAAAAATCAGTTCCTAGTGGGATTAAATTTTACTTACCTAAAGTATCTATTGATACTGAGAATTTGTTTGACTTGAGTAAAGAAGATCAGACAACATTTAACGACTTTAACGAGTGGGTAAATTCTTACAACAATTGGGTTCTTTCTCAATCTTCTAAGAGTTCTGATAGCACGACTGTAGATGTTGATGTTGCAGAAGATGTTGAAGATGTTGAAGATGTTGAAGTAAAAGAACTTACTAAGCCAGTAAAAGAGCCTAAAAAAGTTAAAACTAAAAAAGAAGAAGCACCTGCTCCTAAAAAAGATTTAGGTAAAATCTTGGACGAGTGGGATGATGACGAGGAGTGATATATGTCAAAAGGTTATTCAAAAAACTTTATAGATACAATCGAGGGTGCGGATAAAGGTTTACTAGGTGTCCAATTGGGGTCTATGTGTGTTAAGAACGATATACCTGTAACTGATGTTGCTGAGTTCTTAGAAGTATCACGTATGACAGTTTACAATTGGTTTAAAGGATCTACAAAAGTTTGTGAACCGCATTTACAGAAAGTAGAAAAATTAGTTAGTAAATTAAAGGATTAAGGGGGTTTTATACCCCCTTATTTTACTGAAAGGACATTTTTATGTTATCAAAAATGGACTTCTTTTCTTTCGTTCTACCTTCTACAGGTTCATATTGTTTTGTATCTTTAAAGGATGCTCCTGGAGCAACGAGAAAAAAATCAAGTCAAAAATTTTGTAATACTTTAGATGAGTTAATAGCACATACAGATAAGTTTTTAGAAACAAAGTGGGATGTTTATGTTGCACTTGCGTCTTATGATGATGCAGGACATCGCACAAAAGAATGTGCTAAAGAACTTAAAACTTTTTTTATAGACATAGACTGTGGAGAACTAAAACCATATAAAGATAAAAAAGAAGGTTTAACTGCTTTAAAGAAATTTTGTAAGACTACTCAATTACCAAAGCCAACTCTTATAGTTGATTCGGGAAATGGTCTTCACGTTTATTGGGTTTTAAATAAAGCTATAGAATCTCTAAAATGGATTGCTATGGCAAATGCGTTAAAAGATTTATGTGAAGAGCATAAGTTTTTAGTAGATGGTGGGGTCACAGCAAACTCTGCTCAAATACTACGTGTACCAGAAACTTTAAATTTTAAAGACATTGACAACCCAAAACCAGTGGAGGTTATATCTCAAAAAGATAGTATAAATTTAGATTCTATAGAGCATATTTTAAAGGCAAAGGTATCCATATTTGATGAATTAAAAAGTAAAAACTTTCCTCGTCAACTAGATGCTACTACTTTAGCCCTACAAGCTAATTACAAAAATACGTTTAAGACAATCTTTTCTAAATCTATGAAAGATAAAGGTTGCGCCCAAATTAAATATGCCTATGAGAATCAAGAAACATTATCTGAACCCTTGTGGAGATCAATTTTATCAATTGCAGAAAGATGTGAGGACAAAGAAAAAGCCATTAATATTATGTCTAGGGAATACCCTAACTACAATAAAGAAGAAGCACTTAGGAAAGCATCTTTAACTAAAGGGCCATATACGTGTAGTTGGTTTAAGAAAGAAAACCCTGAACTGTGTAAAGGTTGTTCATTAAAAGTGACCTCTCCTATAGTAATTGGTAAAGAAATTATAGAAGCATCTAAAGAAGATAATGTTGTTAGCGCAGTTGAAAGTAGCACTGAAAAGAAAAAAACATATAATATACCAACTTACCCATTTCCTTTCTACAGGGGTAAAGTAGGTGGTGTATATAGAAAAGCAGATATACCAAAGAACAGTGATGAAGTACCTAAAGACGAATGTATATACCCATATGACTTTTATGTAGTCAAAAGAATACATGATCCTGAAGAGGGAGAAGTTCTTTTATTAAGACTGCACTTACCAAAAGATGGTGTTAGAGATTTTTTAATGCCCCTAAGTTCTGCTTTAGCAAAAGATAAATTTTTAAGTGCCGTGTCTTTTCACGGTGTAACGGCTTTAGGAAAAAAACAGGATCTTCTCATGCAATATATAAATAAATCGGTAGAATCTTTACAAGCACAAGGTAAAGCAGAAGTAGCAAGAAAGCAGTTTGGTTGGCTAGAAGACGACAGTGCGTTTATATTAGGCGATAAAGAAATAAAATCTACCGGAGATATTGAGTATAGTCCTCCTACAATCGTTACTTTACCTTTAGTTCCTATGTTTACCCCAAAGGGAGACTTTCACACTTGGAAAGATATTATCAATGCTTATGCAGAAGAAAGCAGGGTTAACAGGGCTTTTGCTTTTTTTATGGGGTTTGGCGGCCCTTTAATGAAATTTGTTGGTGAGGGTATGCTTGATGGGTTTTTATTAAACTTGTTCTCTAAAGATGGAGGGACAGGAAAGTCAACTGTCTTACATACAATAAATAGTATTTACGGAAACCCAAAATCTTTAATCTTATCTTACAAAGATACACATAACCACAGGCTACAAAGGTTAGGAACTATGCAAAGTTTAACTCCTACTATTGATGAGTTAACAGACATAAAACCTGAAGATATGGGTAAGTTAGTTTATGACATTACATCAGGTAGAGGCAAAAACAGAATGGATTCAAAGGCTAACAAGGAGAGAAAAAACAATACAACTTGGTCTATACCTGTAGTTACCTCATCTAATAGAAGAATAAAAGATGCTTTATTAACTATTAAATCTTTTCCTGAACCTGAGTTACTACGTATATTAGAGGACAAAGTGGAGCAAGACCCATATGATAACCCTAAGTGGTCTAAAACACATTTTGGCAGATTAAATAGTAATTACGGACACGCCATAGAGCCATTTGTAAAATACTGCGCTATGAACTTGCCGGAAGTTATTGCCTTATTAAATAAGGTAAATGAGAAAATAGATACCGCAGCGGAAATAAAAAATACAGAAAGGTTTTGGTCAGCAGGCACAGCTATAGCGTTAACTGGAGGTATAATAGCTAAAAATTTAGGGCTGCATGACATACCTATAAAG